AGAATGTTAGTAGATCCTACTTCTAGCTATGCACAAGCTGCTGCTTATGCAATGGGTAGAGCAATGGATGACGCTATCATTACTGCTGCAACTGGTTCATCTGACACAGGTGTTGCTGGTGGTACTGCTGTTGCATTACCTGCTGGTCAAATCATAGCTGAAGCTGGTACAACTGGTATGACTATCGCTAAGTTAAGAGAAGCAAAAGAAATCATCGATCTTGCTGACGTTGATCCTTCACTTCCAAGACACATCATCGTATCTCCAAAACAGATCTCTGATCTATTAGGAACTACTGAAGTGACTTCAAGTGATTTCAACTCAGTTAAAGCTTTAGCACAAGGTGATGTAAATTCTTTCTTAGGATTTAATTTCGTTGTGTCTAACAGATTAGCTGTTGCGTCTCAAATTAGAGATTGTATTGCTTTTGTTGGTGATGGAATCGCTTTAGCTGTTGGAAAAGATTCAACTGCTAGAATCGATGAAAGATCTGATAAAGGTTACGCTACTCAAGTTTACTATTCTGCTGCATTCGGTGCGACTAGAATGGAAGAAGAAAAAGTAGTTAAGATTCAAGCATACGAAGCTTAATAAATAGAATTTTAGGGGGTGGAAGCGAGAGTGGAAACCCCCTAAAGTGCATGAAGAAGATACAAGAATTAAAACCTGTATTACATTTTAAAAAAGATAATTATGTATATAGGTATGTTTTGGTAGACAGATTTCAAAATGATAGCAAAAATCATTATGGATTTGATACTAAAGAAGAGAGAACAACAGAAGAAATTTTTGCTTTAGAAAAAGATAGACAGATAAGGCGAAAGTATATAATAAGGAAATAGTATGGCATCAGTAGTAGACATTTGTAATGGATCATTAAATCAACTTGGTGCATCAACTATATTATCACTTACAGAAGATTCAAAGAATGCAAGACTTTGCAACGCAAGATACACACAAGTTAGAGATAGTTTATTTAGATCTCATCCTTGGAATTGTTTAGTTAAAAGAGTTGAACTAGCAAGAGATACTGCAACTCCTTCTTGGGGTTTCTCATATCAATTTACTTTACCTGCAGATTGTTTAAGACTTCTTACCATTTTAAATTATGATTATGATTATAAAGTTGAAGGTAGAAAAGTTTTAGCAAATCATGGTACAGTTAAAATACAATATGTTGCAAGAATAGAAGATCCAAATCAATATGATGAATTGCTAAGAGAAACTATATCTGCTGCATTAGCTGCTGACATTGCATACGCAGTTACATCTTCTAATCCTGTTGCTTCTAATATGTATAATTTATTTCAAGATAAATTAAAAGAAGCTAGATTTGTAGATGCTACTGAAGGTTACAATACTAATCCAGATAATGGTCAAGCAGATGTTGTTGGAGCTTCTTCATTTATAAACTCAAGGTACTAACCCATGGCTAGAGTTGCTGTTCAATTAACGAACTTTACTGGTGGTGAACTATCCCCAAGATTAGATGGTAGAAATGATTTAGCTAAATATCCTACAGGATGTAAGACTTTAGAAAACATGATTGTATTTCCTCATGGAAGTGCAGCAAGAAGAAGTGGCACACAGTATGTTGCAGAAGTAAAAGATAGTTCTAAAGAAACAAGATTAATTCCTTTTGAGTTTAGTACAACACAAACCTATATGTTAGAGTTTGGAGATCAATACATAAGATTTTATAAAGACAATGGTCAAATATTATCTGGTGGTTCAGCTTATGAAATTAGTTCACCATATTTAGAAGCAGAACTATTTGATATTAAATATGCACAATCTGCTGACGTTATGTATATTTGTCATCCTAATCATCCAGTAAAAAAATTAGCTAGAACAGGTCATACATCCTGGACACTAACAAGTGTTGATTTTCAAAATGGTCCATTCATGGATCACAATATTGAAACAACAACAATTACAACTTCTCATACTTCTGTTGGTGCTACTGCTACATTAACATTGTCATCAACAACTGGAATTAATTCTAATCAAGGTTGGTTATCTACAGATGTTGGAAGATTGGTACACATGAAAGATGGTCATTTAAAAATTACAGCATATACATCTTCAACTGAAGTTACTGCAACTGTAGAGGTTGCTATATCTTCTGGTAGTGCAACTACTGACTTTGCATTAGGCTCATTCTCTGACACTACTGGTTATCCTTCTTGCGTAACCTTCTTTGAACAAAGATTAGTATTCGCAGCAACCTTATCTCAACCACAAACATTATTTTTTTCAAAGTCTGGTGATTATGAAAACATGGATGATAACTATCATGGCACAGTAGCAGATGATGATTCTATTATTTATACGATTGCTTCTAACCAAGTAAATGCAATTAGATTTATGACAGCTACAAGAACTTTAATTATTGGTACTGCGGGTGGTGAGTTTGCAGTTAGTGGTGGTGGAACTGATATTGCAATTACACCTACAAACATATTAATTAAAAAACAATCTAACAATGGTGCAGCAAACGTAGATGCACTAGCTGTTGGTAATGCAACTTTATTTTTACAAAGAGCTAGAAGAAAGTTAAGAGAACTAGCTTACAACTTTGATGTTGATGGTTATGTTGCTCCAGACTTAACTATCCTTGCCGAACATATTTCTGAAGGTGGATTCAAACAATTATCATATCAACAAGAACCTAATCAAGTTATTTGGGGTGTAAGAAACGATGGTCAATTAGTTGGATTAACTTATCAAAGAGAACAGCAAGTTGTTGCTTGGCATAGACATATATTTGGTGGATCATTTGGAAGTGGTAATTCAGTTTGTGAAAGTGTTGCAACAATTCCAACAGACGATTCAGAATATCAAACATGGGTAATTAATAAAAGAACAATCAATGGTGCAACAAAAAGATATGTAGAATATATTCATCAATATGACTTTGATGAAACAGATGATACTTCATTTAATTTTTTAGATTCACAATTATCTTATAATGGTTCTCCTGCAACAACTATATCTGGTCTTGATCATCTTGAGGGTGAGACAGTATCTGTATTAGCAGATGGTGCAACGCATCCAGACAAAACTGTTAGCTCTGGTGAGATTACATTAGATAGATCTTCTTCTAAAGTTAAAGTTGGATTACCTTATACATCTTTATTGCAGACTATGAGAATAGATGCTGGTTCACAAAATGGTACATCGCAAAGTAAGACTAAAAGAATTTATGAAATTACTGCTAGACTTTACGAAAGTATTGGTATTGAGATTGGTCCAGATCTTAACAACATGGAACGAATACCATTTAGATCTTCAGCTAACGCAATGGATAGTGGTATCAATGTATTTACAGGAGATAAAGAAATAGAATTTAGAGGTAACTATGAGACAGATGGTTTTATATTTGTTCGACAAGTACAACCTTTGCCTTTGACGATATTATCTTTATATCCTAAACTACAAACTAACGATGGATAGAATATTAAATATAGTATCATATAAAGGTGAGCATGGAGAATACATTATGAAGCAACAAATGAATCATACATTAATGGATAAAGATATGGAGTTTGATGGTAATCCTAATAACCTAGAACAAGATAACTTAGCGTTTACTGGTATGATTGATGGCAAACCTATCTTTGCTGCAGGTATGAAAATCATTTGGAATGGTGTTGCCGAAGGTTGGGTACTAGCTACTAAAGATGCTTTAGAACATCCTTTGTTGGTTGCAAGAGCTATTAGAAAAGATTTCGCAAGGATTGCTAAAGAAAATAATATCAATAGAGTTCAAACTGCTGTAAGAGCTAACTATACAACTGGCTTAAAATTTGCTAAGTGGTTAGGTTTAGAGGAAGAAGGTTTAATGAAAAAATTTGGCTTTGATGGTTCAGATCAATATATGTATGCGAGGTTATTCTAATGAGTTGGCAAATGGCAGCAGTTGGAGCAATAGGTGCAGTAACAGCTTCACAACAAAATGCTTATGGTAAATTTAATGAATCTGTAAAAAATCGTAATGCTCTTGTTAAAGAACAAAAAGCTGAAATAATTGAAAATAAATTAGAATTAGACTTAGCTACTTTTAATAAAAAATTTGAAGAACTTGAAGGTAATGTGATAGTTCAAACAGCTAAATCTGGAGTTACTGAAGGTGGAACAGCACAAAGAATAAAAATGGCTAATCTAAATAATGCTGAATTGGAAAGAGAAAAAATGAAATATGATGCAGAAATTGGTAAAGCAAGAGCATTTGAAGAAGCAAACTTTGCTAGAATAGAAGGATCTATTGCAAGACAAGAATCTAAAATTGCAGCATTAAGAACATTAACAGGAGCAGGTACATCGTTACTAACAATGATGGGATAATTATGCCAAAGATACCTACATTTACATCTACTAGAAGTATAACTTCAGAAACACCAAGTGTTGAATCTAATGTTAGATTAAATTTAAACAATACTCCAGCTAGTGTATTACAACCAGTAAGTAAATATTTAGAACAAAGTTATATAGAAGAAAAAACTATTGAAGCAAATAATAGATCTAACGAATTATTAAATAGTTTTTATGAAGATAAAAAGGATGATGCAGGTAATGTTATTCAAAAAGGTTGGTTAACAATATCTAGTGAAGCAAAACAAAAAGATTCTCCAACTGAAGCATCACAGTATTATGATTCAGAAGTTAATAAACTTTATAATTATAGTAAAGCAAACAATCTTAAAAAATTAAATAACTTTGAAAAAAAAGCTGTTGATAGAAAGTTTTATGCAACATCTGGGTTATTAAAAACAAAGGTTATTTCAGAATCAAGAATTAATTTAATTAATAGAAATAAAGAGATTGATGATGATGCTTGGACTAAAGATACTTTGCTACTTAAAGAACTTGGGATAGATTACATAGAGCAGCACATGAAAAATACTGCTAATAGAATTAATAACAATCCAGCTTATGATGAAGGTACAGCAAAAAAATTAATCGAATCATATAATGAAAAAGGTATAGAATTTTTAGCAACATCCATGGCTAGTAATTCACCAATTCAATTTAAAAAAGCATTAAGTGAAGGAGCATTTGATCTTATTTCTGCTGAACAACAATTAAAATTAAGTGGAGTTGCAGATGGAGTTATTAAAGAACAAAAATTTTCAGCTTTACTTGCTCCTCTTGATATTCCTTTTGATGCTGATCCTAGAGATTTTGTTTTAGCTAATGAAGAAATTGCAAAAAAAACATTTGGTGGTAATGAAAACTTACAAGCTATTTATCAAAGTTTAACTGTTTCTGAAAGATCTGAGTTTGAAAAATCATATTTACAGAAAGCAAATCAAATTAAAGCAGATAGACAACTTCAAATTTTAACTGCAAATCAAATAGGAAAGTTTGAAGTAGCTCAAAAAACAAATGAAATTTTTAAAAATTTTGACAAAAGTCAAGGAACATATACTGAAAAATTACAAGAATTATTTCCAAATGATTCTGGAATAGTTGAACAATTAGTTGGCTACAATACTAAAGTTGGTAATGGAACTGCAAACAACATATCTAAGTTTGATGCTAATGATGACATAATGAAATTAATTGTTAGTGATAAAATTAATACAGCTTATGATAAATTTATTTTACCTGGAGAAACTACACCTCTTTCTATCTTTGAAAGAGTGGGAACACAACTAAATACTAATGATGTAAAATATTTAAACAATCTTCTTTCTATTTCTAATGAAGAAGGATTTAAAGAAAACCATACTAAGTTTTTTGAATTTATGAATTTATTTTCTTTAGAAGTTGCAGGTAGTGCTGCTTTAAAAGATTTAGATCCCAAAAGAGATGATAGATTAAGTCAGTTTAAATATATTATGTATAGCAGATATGTTCAAGGATTAAGAGAAGGTAAAACTTCAGATGAATTATTAAAAGCTGTTAAAGGAAATAAAAGTTTTATTGCTTATGATCTTTATAGATTTATACCAAGCATGGATGATGTTTATAAAAACATTAGAGATAATATAAAAGGTAGTGAAGATTTACCAGAAATTCCAAATGAAAATAAAAAACCAACAAAAAAAGAATTAGAAGATCAACTTGGAAGAACTATTAGTATTTCAGAGTACGATGAATTAACAAAAGGAAACTAATGGCTACATTAGCAGATCAGATAAAATCTTATAAAGAAGCAGGTTTTAGCTCAGAAGAAATAACTGAATGGAAAAAAGATAAAGTTAAAAGTTTAAGCGAAGCAGGATTTACTACTCAAGAAATTGCAAAAGATTTAGGTTACAAAGAAATAAATCTAACACCTATTAGAAAGTTTTGGAGCAATATTATTAATCTTGGAAAAGAAGAACATGAAAAACAATATAAAGAACTAGAATATTTAAACGCACAAAATGATGACACTCCCTTTATTCAAAAACAAAAAGAAAAATTAGTAGGAGATATATTTGAACCTGGCAAGTATTGGAAAAGAGGATGGGATGGTGGTATCTGGGATCTTCATCAATCTTATGTCAATGATGAACCTATGCCAGAAATATACACAACTTAT